CTGCCTCTTTCCGGTTGGCTGCTACGTCGTGCACCAGCGCGTTTTCAAATGCGGGGATGGTAACTAGGGAAACTTCTTTCAGCGTTGACGCGTGCACCAGCAGGTTGCCCTCGTCGTCAAAGCTGTATTCCTGCAAGTGGACGCCCACGCTAAAACTGTCGCGGGTGCCGTTTGCGGCTTTGGTCAGCGCGTCGTCACCCTCGGCGCCCTCGGGCACCTTGAACGTGGCTTTGGGCTTGCTGCCGTCGTCGGCAATGTCCTGCAAGAAACCAACGCTGCGCTCAGTGTCGTGCTGCACCAGCATCTTGACCTTTGACAGCGGCGTCGGCGCGGTGATGCTGCCGGCGCCCACAAAGATGGTTGGTCCTAGGCTGGTATGCCCCACGACGCCATACTCGACTATGTCGCCGGTAATGGTCCGCTGCGACGCTGACGCCGTCAGCAAGCCGGCTGACAGGTTTAGGTATGCGACTTTCTTAGGGTGGCTCATTCTGTGACCTCCAACGGGCGCCCAAGCTCCATGGCGCGCAGTTCTTCGACGGTATAAATTTCGGCTTCCTTGGCAACTTTGTAAGCATCCATGCGTGCAGCAAAGTCGCCGCGCAGCAGCTCGGAGTAGTCGAACCTGCACCACGTGCCGGCCGGCAACATATCGTCCATGCTGAACCGTGCGGCAATGGCTTCAAGGTAGGGAGACAGCGCGTAGTCAATCAGTTCTCGAGTACGTGACGGGCTGTTGCTGTAGGTGATGCTGCTGCCGTTGACGCTGGCGTCCACAGCCCACGCCGGGAAACCTGCTGCCCTGGCAATGTTCAGCGCGGCGACGTTGCGGCCGTCAATAAGCAGCTGCTCGACGGGCTGCCCCATGGTCTTGGCTTCGACGCTCTGGTTGGTGAAGCTGACGCCGCCGTTTTTGGTGCGCCGGTTGGTTGCCCAGCGGTCAATCAGCGCGTCAATCTGTTCCTCGGTCAGCGGGTCGCCGCCGGTCTGGTGCAAGTCGATGCTCGGCACCGGGTTGTCACTGGCGCGGCCGGCGGCAATGTCGATGGCGCGCGCCTCGCGCAGCACGGGCTGCGCGTAGTTCAGCAAGCCCTCGTCTATGCCGTCAACGCGCACGACGTCAAAGCTGTTGACCTCGATGCCGAACGCCTTTACCAGCTGGCCGGCGGCGTCAAATTCTGCTTTCCACTCGGGCACCCAGCGCAGCCGCGCCGGCCGGCTGTCCTCGGCATAGCGTTCTTCGACGGTGAACCATGCGCGGCCGTAAAACATGAGAGCTTCCGTCACCCATGCCATGGTGACAAAGCGCGGCCGGCCGGCCTCGGGCTGCACCACAATCTTGGGCTGGCGGGTCAGCACGGCGTTGCCCCGGTACGCCACCAGCGGCATGCGCCCGATAAAGCCGCACGCCGTCTTGCGCAGCTTGGCAACGGCGCCGATGCCCATGGCGGTGCCACGGTCAATGTTGACGTAGTCAAGCCCCAGCAAGTGGGACAGCGTCAAGGTCTGGAAGTGGTCACGCGGTGCGGCGTCAGGCTCGGCGTAGTCCCAGCTGACGATATTGCCGGCCAGAATGTCGGCGCCGGCAGCCGCTTGGCGGGCAAGGATGCCGGCCGGCTTGGCTAGTGGCTTATTCCATAGGGGCATACAGATAAGCCTGTATGCCCCCGTAACGGATTCAAAATTACATGGTGGTAGTTATGCCCCGGCAGCGGCTTTGCGGGCGCGGTAGGCTTGCTGGCGGGCTGCTGTCAGGGTGTTGTCCTGGCCGGCATGCTCGGCAAGGTTGTGCTGCCGGCCGGCTGACAGTCCGGCGTCCTTGTCGTTGCGCAGCGCGCGCCAGCTCGGGCACAGCGTGCACAGCACCACGACGGAAAACTGTGTCTTGTCAAGTCTGATGGTCATTTGCTGCCCCTGCCCATGTAGATGGCCGGCGCCGGCATGACAGCCGGCGCTTGCTCGTGCAGCCTCAGCGCAACGGTGGCAGCCACCAGCTCGGGGATGGGGCCACGGCTGTGCCGGCGGCTGAAAACCTTGCTGTCACCCATGGGACGGGTGGCGGCAGCCTCCACGGCAGCACGGTGCCCTGGGTCGCCGTCGTGCAGCACGCTGCCGTCTTCGATATGCCCCATGTAGGCAACGCAAGCCGTGGCAAAGTCTCGGGCCGTCAAGGTCTGCACCTCGACGCCGTTGCTGCCGCTGCGCGCGTTGGGCAGCCGGCGCAGCTGGTCGGTCACGGCCTTGGTTGGTCCGCCGTCGTCGGCGCCGATGGCTTTGGGCCGGCGCTCCACGTAGAGCTTGGCGACGGCCGGCGCCAGCCACTCGGCGCCGGCGCCCTGCTGCACCAGCTTTAGCGCCGGCTTGCCGGTCAGCTCGTCATGCCAGCACGCGTAGATGGCGGCGCAGCTGCGGTCGTGCGCCACTTCATAGGCAATGGTCACGCGGGACCATGGCGCGCCGGCCATGGTGTCGTCAAATTTCAGCGCGTCCCACTTGGCAAGGTCGATGACGGCCTCAGACGTTGACGTCCAGCGGTTCATATACGCGCGCAGCCACTCGCCCTGGCTCTGGCTGTCGGCGTCGTCGGCAAGGTCTTGCAGCGTGATGGTATGCCCCACGGCCGGGTGAAATAGCCAGTTGTCTGGCGTGTAGGGGTCCAGCCCGTCAGCCAGACTCCACTCAAAGTAGGCAATGCCGGCGCCGCTGTCGCCCACGGCCAGCCGGCCTTGGTCTACCCATGACTTCATAAACACGCTGTCAGCGGTGCCGGCCGTGCTGACAAGCCACAGCTGCTTGTCAGGCAAGGTCAGCTGCGCCGGCCGGATGGCGCCCATTAGGTCATTGCCGGCGGCTTCGTCGTGGGCAAATATTTCATCCAGCATGACGTCATGCGGGGTGTAGCCGTGCAGACTCTTGGCAGTCGGTGCAAACGGGCTGATGGTGCTGCCGGTGGGGAACGTCAGCGCTTGGCTGCCGGCGGCAATTCGTTTCGTGACGAACTGCGCCAGCGGGCCGTTTTCAATGTCCTTGACCAAGTCCAGCCAGCGGGCCGTGGCGTCCTTGCCGGTCTGCGCGGTGTAAAACGCAATGCGGTTGCGGCTGCGCAGCGCACGCTGCGCCAGCACGGTGCGCATAAGGGTGGTCTTGCCAGACTGCCGGGGCACCGTCAGCACCACGATGGGGTAACGGTAGCGCCGGCTGTCGTCGGCGCGTTTTTCCGATGCCACGCGTGCCACCTGCACCTGCCACGGCATAAGCTGCCGGCCAAGCAGCTTGGCGGTGCCAAGAATCTGCCCCAGCTCGTGGGGTGCCCCTGGCGTCGGCGCCGTGGCGTAGGTGGCTGTGCTGTCGCGCAGCGCGTCGCGCAGCTCGGGCAGCTCGTCGGCTGTGATCGTCATTTGGTCGCAAGTCCTCTGCGTAGTAGTGATTCGTCGGCGTTGACTGGGTACTCGATGCCGCTGGCTTTGTTGACGTCGTCATACCAGCTGGCCGGCATGCCCATCATTTGTGCCGGCCAGCCGTCAATGGTGACGTCGCGGAAGTCGCCCGTCATGGCCGGCGCCCGAACGCCAGCAGCAGCCAGCTGGTGGCTGCCAGCAGCGCCAGCACGATGATGCCGGCCAGCAGCTCGACGGCGGCGACGGCGACGGCCGCAGCGGCAAGCAGCAGCTCCACGCCGGCCATCATTTTATGCCCCTGATGGCAGCCAGCAGCACGCCGGCCGTGCACAGCACCAGCAGCCCGTAAGTGATCGCCACGGCCAGCGTGGCGGCGTCGATGCTAGACAAGTCCGGCCTCCTGCATCATCTGTGTAAAGCGGTCTGCTGTCTCGGGCTTGGGCAGCTTGTCCAGCGCTTCCATAAGCGGCTTGACGGCCAGCGCGGTGCCGGCTGCTTTGCCGGCGGCAGCGCTGACGGCCACGGCGTGGGCAAGGTCCATGACTAGCTGCGCCATGACTTGGTCTTGGTCTTTCAGCAGCTCGAGTTTTTGCAGCATTGCAAGGTGCTGCGCGCAGCGCGTTTCAAGCTTGCTCATACCGTGCGCCGGCTGCTCAAAGCCGGGCAGCATGGGTGCGGATTCGGTCACTTTCGGGCCTCCTTTTGTTTTGAGTCGGGGAAAAAAGATCGGGGTGGCGCGGGGTGTCCTGGGGGCCTGCTACTTAAAAAACGCCGTGTTATCCACTGGTCTGACGCGTGGGTCTGACAGCAGCTTGGCGCCGCGTGCGTAGTTGCAGCTGCGGTGCGCCGGCCGTAGGTTGGACAGCTCGTTGCTGCCGCCGAACTTGCGCGGCAACAGATGGTCAGCTGACTGCTGCCCCTGCTTGATGGGCAGCTTGCATAGGTGGCAGGTCCAGCCGTAGGTTGCCATGCACAGCGCAGTGAGCCGCTGCGCCTCACGCCCGCCCCAGTCATTGGACATTGCCGCCCATGCTCAGTGGCGTGCTGTGGGTGGGTACTGCTTGCAGCACCAGCGGCATGCTGCGCAGCCGGTGCCAAGCCAGCTCTAGGTGGTGCGCGTGGGCCACGGCTTTGTGCAGCTCGCGTGCTGCCGTCGCCCTGGCGTTGGCAGCAGCCAGCTGGTCCATGGCGTGGGTGTAGGCGCGCCATGTGGCGGTGCTGTCGCGCTTGGCAAGGTACGCCTCGCGCGCCTCGGCGACGCCGGCGTCGAACGCTGCGGCGACGTCGGCAGCGTCAGCTGCCACCTTGGCGGCAATTTCCACTGTGGTCTGTTCAATCATCATTAGCGGTTGGTCCTGTCTGCTTCGTCGTGGTTGTTTTTCAAGTGCTCTACCTGCTCGGGGGTGATGCTCTCCCACTGCTGTGCCGGCGTCGGCTCGGTGCAGCCACAGTCAAATGACTGTTCGCCGGGATAGCTGCGCTTGCGTGCGCTGCCGCAGCCGTTGCATGGAATCAGCGGGCTGTTCATGCCTCGGCTGCTGCACTCGGTGCAGTAGCGCTTGGGCTTGGTGGTGTTGGCAATGACGTGCCGGCCACAGTTCCAACATGGCAACTTGCCGTTGTCCCCTGGTGAGGTACTTGTGGAACTGGATTTATCAGAGTTAGTGGGATGGTTTAGTGATGGTTTGGGTGACACTGGCGTCACCGGGGGGGTGACACTGGCGTCACCGGGGGGGGTGACACTGGCGTCACCCGGTGACACTGGCGTCACCCGGTCAAACTGGCTGCGGTTGATGCGGTGCTGCGCGCTGCGGTCGCACTCTGCGGGGCACGTGACCTTGACGTGGTACAGATTCGGGCGCGTGTAGTCCGGCATGTTGCGCGTGCCGCCGTTTTGCCGGTCAATCTCAATCTCGCCCAGCTCGGCAAGTTTCTTGATGCTGCGCTTGATGCTGCGCGGCTCGACGTTGGCATACCGTGCCAGCGTCGCCACAGACGGCCATGCGCCGCCGTCGCCGTCGTGGTTGGCTATGCCCAGCAGCACCAGCTTGTCAGTGCCGCCGGCGCGGCTGTGGTGCAGCACCACAGCCATGGATTCAATGCTCATCTTTCGTCCTGTCGGTAGGTCAGCTGGCGCACGTCCTCGGGGTGGAACTTGCGCGCTGCGCCTCGGTTGTGAATCGCTCGGATAGGCTTTATCAGCCCAGCCGTCTGGTATCGGTCAAGCGTCCTGATGCTGACGCCTATGCGGGCTGCTGCCTGCGCTGCGTCCAGCAGCTCGACGCCGTCTGTCTGTCGGTCTGTCATGCCTAGCAGCGTATACCTGTCTGGAATGAAACGACAAGTAGAGCCAAACGGCCGGCGCGTCGCGGCGTCCAAGTAGTGGCGTCACACTCAAAGACAGGTACTGACCAAGTAGTGGTCTATGTCACTTGTTGGCATAATCTGACGCAATGAAAGCAAGAATCCAAGCGCGGCCGGCAGCCACCGATGCCGACATTGGGCAGCGAGTAGAGCGCCGGCTGGCAGCGCTCGGCATGACTCAATGGGACTTGGCGGCGCGGCTCGGGCTGACACAAGCCACAGTCAGCCGTAAGCTCCACGGCGTGCGGCCGTGGTTTGCCTCGGAACTGGTGACGGTAGCCGGCGTGCTGGGTTGCTCGGTGGGTGAACTATTCGGCGAACGGTGCCGGCCGGCCATGCGCCCACACAAAGCAGCAGCGGCGCCGCTGGCATAAGTGCCGGCGACGCCGCTGCTGTCTGCGCCCTACGCGCTGTACTTCTTTTGTGCTGCCTGTCGGCTGGTGCCGGTCGCCCTGGCAATGTCTGCCCAGCTGCGGCCGTGCTGCTCGCGCTGCGCGTCCACTGCGGACTGGATGGCGGCGTCAAGCTCGCGCTGCAAGTCCAGCATGGTTGCCAAGTCCTCAACGTCGGCGTCGCCCACGCGCCGGCCGTAGGCGCGTATCATGCGCCGCAGCATGCCGGCGTACTCGGTCGTTTCACACTTGGGGGTCTTGGTCTTGGTCGTCATGCTGTCAACTTTAAGTTGACAGTGGATTTGACGCAAGCCCATGGCCGGCACCAGCAGCCGTGGCAGCCTAGACGGGCGCCGCAGCGGCCACGCTGACGATGATGCTTCCGACGCTGCCGATGGCGGTGCCGACAACCATTAGCAGCAGCTTGTTGTGGTTGTTTTCCACGGCCTCAATGGCTTTGTCCTGCTCGGTGTCCTTGCGCAGCTGGTCAGCTTTCAGGGACTCCACGTAAGCCATGGTGACGGCGCCGTCAAGCTTGCGCTCGATGCGCTGCAACGTGCGGACTACTTCGGACTGTGTCCACGTTCCACTATCGGGCAACGTGATCGCCTCCTGGCTGTCGGTCTGCGGGCTGGCGGTCAATGGGTGCCTCCCTCGGTGCGTAGTAGCCGGCAAGGAACGTTGCAAGGATGGCTGCCGGCAGCTCGACGGCCGGCGGCACGTCGGTGACGGCCAGCCACTCAATCAGCGCAATGGTGAACTCGACGGCGGCAACGGCTGCTGTGGCTGCTGTGACCTTGGCTGTGGGCAGCAGCTTGCGGTTAGTCATGGCAGCAGCAGTCATGAACGGGCTGCGCGTCCAGCTCGGCCGGCGGCACCGGGGCCGGCGCGCCAGTGGCGTGCCAGACTTCCACGCCGTTGACCTCGGCAATGAGGTTGTCAATCTCAGCCTCATAGCGGCCGGGGCACGCCGTATTCTGCCAGTTCTTGTGGATGTAGATAAGCAAGCTGCCGTAGATGCTTTCAAGGTAGCGCAGCAGACTGCCCAGCGTTTCAAGGTCGCCCTTGGTCATCTCGGGCCGGCACTCGATGCCGATGGTGCGCGCGTTGCCCTCGGGGTGTCCGGCGTGCCAGCTTGAATCGTCGGGGAATACCAGACAGTAGACGTAGTCCTCTTGCAGCACGAACGTGGCGGAATTGTTGCGGCCGTTGGCGCTGGCAAGGTAGCGGGCAACGTCGTGGATATTCTGGCCGTCTGCGCCCCAGTGGTGCACCGTGGCGCCCACTTTGGTGCCGTCGATGCCCCACACTGCGGGGCAGTCGGCTTGCTTGGTGAAGTTGACGGCCGTCAGTGACTCGTCAATGACGATGCCGTTGTCAAGGGTTGTCATGCTGCTATCTCCTCTGTTGTGGGTTCAAATTCAAAGTTCAGCCGGCCGGCGTAGCCGTTGCCAAAGTCCGGCGTGGCTGCCAGCAGCTCGGCGTGCACGTGCGGCGTGCTGCCGGCGGTGCCGGTGTCGCCGGCGTAGCCAACCAGCTGGCCGGCTTCGACGGCGTCACCTGGCTGCACAGCCACCTTGGATAGATGGGCCAGCCCGCTGATGGTGTCGCCGTGGTGCACCAGCACGGCAATGCCGGCGTGATGGGTCAGCCATGGGTGATCGTGGGACCAACCAGCATGCAGCACGGTGCCGGCTGCCATGGCGTAGACCGGCGTGCCGACGTCGGCAGCCAAGTCGCGGCCGTTGTGCCCCAGCTGCCCCAGCCGGCGGTACAGCGAACGGTTGGCGCCAAAGCGCTGTATTTCCTCGCCCATGACGGGCCGGCGCAAGCGGTGCATCATGCCACGCCCTTGTCTTCAATAACCAGCTGGTTGGGGTTGGACGCGTCGGCGCTGATGAACGCCGAACCGCCCGAACCAACGACGCGTTGCAGCCATGCCTTGACTTGCAGCGTGGCGGTGACGGTTGGGAAGTAGTAGGCAGACACAATCTTGTTGCGCCCCTCGCTGGCTGCGCTGACTCGGTCGCTGACGCTGCGCAGCTGGGTCATGTTCGCCGTGCTGCCGGCGGCGTCGCCATTGTTCGCCGTGGCAATGCCGAATGCGAACGTGTCGTTGACGCTCTGCTGGTAGTAGTTCACAGACCAATAGACCAAGTAGCTGCGGCCGGCCACAAAGGTGATGTTTGCGACGTTTTGCACAACTGTCTGCACAGTGTTGATAGCTCCACTGCTGCCGGTGCTGATCTGCTTGGCGATGACGCCCTGGGGCAGCGCGGCGACGGCTGCGGCGACGTCGTCAGCCATTAGCTCGCTGTACTCCTTGACGTCATAGACGCTGTCGGCGTCGGTCAGCTTCGGGTATGGTCCGGTCAGGTCCATGGTGTTATTCCTCCATTGCGCTGATGGTGCGCAGCTCGCCCAGCGTGATGCCGGCAAAGTCTGCAAGGGTCAGGGTGTCAAACGGTGCCGGCGCCGGGGTGCCGAACGTTTCGCCGAACGTCAAAGCCTCGGGCGCGGCGTAGTCCGGCGGCTCGACGTCCAGCTCGACGGCCGGCTGCCGGCCGAACGTGATGGCAGCGGCGCGTATGCGCTGGTACTCGCCCAGCAGCGCGGGGCCGCCGGCGACGTGCACCAGCTGCCCAAAGCCGGCGTCAGCGGAATAGATGCGGGCCACGTTGGGCGCCGATGGGATCTGTGACGCCACCAGCCGCAGCTTGTCAGCCAGCCGGTAATACGGCGTTGCCTGCACCACGGCCAGCCGGCTGGCTTTGTCCTCGGCGCGGCTGCCGGCGACGTCGGCAAGGTCGGTGCTGATGCTCCTGCCCATGGCGCCATAGGCAATGACTGACGCGTCGTTGACGTACAGCGCGCTGGCGTCCTCGGCCGTCTGCTCCATGACGTCGGTAATGGCCCGGTATTCCAGCCGGACTTGGTTTGCCATGGTGGTGATGTCCGTTTGCAGCGCGCCGGCCTGTATCGCGCCGGCCGGCAGCTCGGGCACGTTGGGGTCAGTCACGATGGTGGCAACGCCGCCGACGTCAGCCAGCACGCGGGGGTAGCGCGGCAGTGACGCCGGCTGAATCCAGCCGGCTGGCGCCGTGGCGGCAATGGCAAGGTCGCCGGACGATGCCAGCACGCGCTGGTAAATTTCCAGCGTGTTTTGCTTGTCAATGTCACGCGGGGCCAGCAGCGCAAACGGGTCACGCGCGCCAAAGCCGAACGTGACGGCGCCGGCCGGCACAATCTCATTGAGCGCTTGCGTCCTGCCCTCAACAGTCTGCTGGGGCCACGGCGTGCTGCCGACAATCAGACGGGCAGCAGTGGCAAGAATGTCAGCGGCTTTGAACTGCACCCAGCGCCCTGGGGGCCGGCGCCGGGGTGTCGGCAGCTCGTAAACGCTGGCCGGCAGCTGGTGCAGCACGACGCCGTCAATGCCGCATGACTGCTGCCATGGCTCGGCCGTGGTGTCCAGCTCGGCAGCGGCCGTCAGCCGCATGCCCACGGCACCGAACGATGGGTAGACCACTGTGCTGCGCAACGGCATGTAGTCGCCGTTATAGCTGCCGGCTGTGTAGTACATGTAGAGCTGGTAGGAGTCCAGCACGGCGCCGCCGGCGTCCAGCCACTCGACGGTGAACTCTGGCATGCCCACCGGAGCCTGCCCCATGACGGTGACGGCATAGTTGTACTCGGTGCTGACGTCGGCGACGGGCAGCCGGAAATACACGTAATGGCCGTTAGCCGGCGGCACCGGGCCAGTGGCGGTGACTCGGGCGCCGTCTGTCAGGTACTCGGCCGGCTGCGCTGCTGCCGTCGCCCAGCTGGTGCCCTGGCGGACTTCCCAGCCGTCAAGGCTTTGCATGCTGCGCGTGTTGGGTATCAGCTCGGGCAAGGGCTCGCCGGCGACGTCCTCAATAATCAGGTCGTCAACGGTGCCGTACATGACGCGCATATCCACTGTGTTGATGGTGGCGCGCAAGTGGACGGGGTCAGCCAGCTGCGGGAAGAATGCGGCGTGCTGCTCGGGGATGAACACGCGGCCGGCCATGGTGCCGGCCTCGGGGCTGTCGGCGCAGCTGTCGCCGCCGTAGGTCACAGTCAGCCCGCTAAACGACGTCGGCAGAATGAACGCGCCGTCTTTGGACGGGTTGAACGTGCCGCCGGCCATCGTCAGCGCTGGGTATTCAATCGTCACCATGGCGTTGCCCCGTTGGTCAGTGCGCCGGTGCGGCGCAAGTGCTGGCGTAGGATGCCGTCAATCTGCGCGCCCACGGCTGCCGGGTCCAGCGCGCCGTTGACGGTGACGTTGATGATGGTCGGCGCAGCTGCTTTTGGCGCGGGTGCGCTAAATAGCGACGGCGTGCTAAATACGCCGGTGGCGCCGCCGGCAAACGCGTCGCCGCCAAAGCCGGCGCCGCTGTAGTAGCCGGCCGATGCCCCTGGCGCCGCAGCGGTTGCCCCGCCAAAGCCCAGCATCTTGCCCACTGCCCCAGCTATGCCGCTGGTCAGGCTGCGCACCCATGACAGCGCGTTCTGAATCCAGCCAATGACGTTCTGGATGGCGCCGGTGATGCCGGCGAACGCTCCACGGCCGATGCTGGCGACGTACTGGAACGCGCCACCAAGGGCACCCTGCAGCCAGCCCACGACGGCCTGCGCGGCGCCGGTGATGGTCCCTATCGTGCCCCGTATGCCGCCGATGACGCCGGCCACGATGCCGGCCGCCGCGTTGAATCCTGACGCAAAAGAATTGCGGATTTGCCCAACGACGCCGCCGACAAATGACGCCACGCCATTGAACACTGCGGCCACGCCGGACTGCCACGAACGGATGACGCCCAGCACGATGGAGACAGCCACAGCCCACGCCGTTTGAAAGAATTTCGACACCTGCCCCACGGCGTTGGATACCCACGCCACGGCGGCGCCCCACGCGTCTTGGAACCACTTAGCGACGGCTGCCACGACGGCGGCGACGGCCGCAAACGCTTGGTCCACAAAGTCCTTGAACCAACCAACATTCTGGTACGCCCATACCAGCCCAGCCACCAGCGCAGCCACGGCCACGATGACAAGCCCAATCGGGTTGGCAGACATTACGGCATTCCACACAACCTGGATGGCAGCCGCAGCGGCCACGGTGGCGCGGTACGCCTTGACGGCGCCGTTGACAAGCAGGATGGCGCCGGCCACGCCGCCGATGACGCCGGCCATAATTAGCAGGGCTGTGCTATTTTCACTCGCCCATACGGCCATGCCGCCGGCAGCCGTGGCAGCTGCCGCCATGGCCGGCAGAAACACGCTGCCCAGCTTCGCGCCGGCGTCCTGTATTTTCGCGTTGGCACGCTCTTGGGCGCCGGCTGCGCTGTCAGCCTCGCGGGCAAACTGTCCGGTGGCGTCAGCGGTCTGCTTTTGCAGCAGCGCCATGGTCGCCGTCAGGGTGGCATTCTTGTCAGCCTCGCCGGACAGCCCGGACAGCCCCAGCTCTGCTTTCTTCGCCTGTATGGCGGCGTCGTTGATGCTGACGCCGTAGCGCTCGATGGGGTCACGCTCGCCGCGCAGCAAGCTTGACAGCGCAGCGACGGCGTCACTCGTGCTGCCGCCGAACATGGCGGCAAGGTCGGCGCCCTTGCTGATTAGGTCGTTGGTGCTGCCTGCAACCTGGTCCATGGGTACGCCCATGTTTTTGAGCTGTGAACCGATCACGCTGGCCATCTGCTGGTATGCGCTGCCGGACAGCCCCAGCTTGTCGGCAGCCGTGGCGGCAAAGTTGTTGATGGTCGCCGCGTTGCCCTTGAAAACTGAATCCACGGCGCCGGCGTTCTGCTGCGCAATGCTTGCCATATCGCCGGTCTTTTTGGCGAACGCCAGCACGGCGGCGCCGGCGGCAGCCGCCGGCACCGTTGCGCGGTCTAGTCCTTTCTCGAACTTGTCCAGCTTGCCGGCTGTCTCGTCAATGCCCTTGTTGGCCTCTTTTGTCTCGGTGACGATACGAACGGCCAAGACGGCTGTGCGAGACATTCGGGCCTACTTTCTTTGTTCTTCAAGGATGGTCAGTGCCGTGGCAATTACTTCTGTGGATTCGTTCGCCCATACAGCCGGCGCAATGTTGGTAGCAAGCGCCAGCTCGACTATCAGCCGGTAACGGCTGCCGGCTGGGTAGGGTCCACGTTGACGTCAGCTGCCATGGCCTCGGCCGGCGCGACGGCGCGGCCGTCCACGGTCAGCACCTTGACCTCAACGGCCGTTTTCATGAACTCGTCAAGGTTCAGCTTGGTGGCGCCGCTGCGCTGCATGGCGTGCCACGCAAGGAAAGTCATGTAAAGCATGGGGGCCTCGTTGAACGCCGGCCAGCTGCGGCGCGGCCGGGTGACGTCCCACTGGATGGCGTCGCGGTTATCGGTCTGCACTGTGTATTCGGTCAGCTCGTCGCGGCCGTCAGTTTCAAGCAGCACCAGCACCTTGGGCGCGGAAAGCTGTGTCATGGTCATGCTCCTGTTACTTGGTCGATGATCTTCTCAATGCCGGCGTGGTAGCGGTCCAGCCAAGCCGGCTCGGTCTTTTGTGCTGCCAGCGATACCCACGGCTGCGGGGTGAAGTTGCCCTTATGCCAGTAGTGGACTACGGGGCCGTAGGGTGCCCTGGCGTTGCCCACCCTGATGATGGCTGACTTCTGCGTGGCGCCGGCGCGCAGCGTGCCGCCCAGCCGGCCGCTGACGCTCGGCGCGCCGGCTTTGGCGACGGGCAAAACGATGTTTGCGACGTCGCGGTTGACGGCGCTTAGCTGCTTCATATCTGCGCCTGCTTTGCGCAGCGTAGACCTCAGCTTGGCGCCGCCAACGACGGCGTACAGCTTGCCGGCACTCATTACGGGGTGATGGTGCCAATGGCCGGCGGTCCAACCAGCTTGAACTCAAAGTCAGACGTTGGCTTGCTTTTGACGTCGCCGCCAATCTCGATGGCCTCAACGGTCAGCGTGCCGGTGATCTCCTTGCCCAGTGCGCTGGCCGGCGCGTAGGCAAACGGCATGTCCTGGCCTCGGTTGGTGAACAGCCATTCGGTCTTGCTGGTGCTGGCGCCAAAGTCCTGCAACATGGTGCCGCTGACGGTCCAAGACTCGGTGCGGTCGCCGGACACTTCGCCGCCGTCCAGCACGTAGATGGCGTCGCCGACGTCCACAGACGGCACCAGCCGCAGACTGGTGACTTGTCCGGAAAACACTGTCAGTTCAGTGTCGGCGCCGATGGTGAATCGGCCGGGGCCTACGGTAATAACGTCTGTTGCCATGGTGTTTTAGTCCTCCGTTAGTTGTGCGTCGATGCTGATAAGCAGCGCCGGCATGGCGTCGGCGCCGTGGTTGGGCAGGTTCACCATGACGGGCTGCGCCTCGCCGATGGGCAGCGCGGTGCGCAGCTGCGCCAGCTGCTCGCCCAGCGCGTTGAGCGAGTGCACCGCGCCGTGGTCCGGCGCCACCAAGTAGACGTCAAAGCGCATGAACGCCGTTTGCGCGTCCAGTACGTCAAAGCTGACGGTGCCGGGTGTCACCCATGCCCCTGGCAGGTTCAGGTTGCGCGGGTCGGTAGTCGCCGGCACGCCGGCGGCTGTGATCTGGTCTGCAATGTCTTGCAGCGCGGTGCCGATGGTCAACATGATGGTCTAGCAGTAGGCGTAGTACTGGAACTCTGCGCCGTCGCGCTTGCCTAGAAACACTTCTTCCCACCAGTTGTAATCGGCGTACATGAATACGGGGCAGTAGGTGCCGCCGGTCTGCACTTTGTACGGGCTGCCATAGGTGACAGCCTGCGCGGCGCCGGCGCCGGCCAGCGTGATGGCGCCGGCCATAGCAACGGCTGCGGCTGACTTTTTGAGCTTGCTAAACATGGTCTGTCCTCTTATCCAATTCGGGGTGGTGCAAAGCCGTCCAGCTGTAGCAGCCGGCTAATGTCGCTGTCATAGCGGGCCACAAAGCTGGTGCCGGCGTCGGTGATGGCTTCAACGCCGCTCGGGCTGTTGCGCCGGCGGTAGAGTCTGGCAGCCAGCATCTTGGCGCCGGTGACGGTGTCGTCAGCCGGCACCATGACTTGGGCGCCGGCGTCGTCCAGCACGGCGACGCCGTCAACAATCAGCGGCACCGTGGGCAAGCCCAGCCGGCCGACAAACGCGTTGGTGGCTGCCGTGGCGTCCTCTAGGGCCGGGTCTGTGGCTGGGAGTCCCAGCCACAGCCGCACGGCCTCAGTGGTCAGAATGTCCACGGCTTAGACAAGCCCGTCGTCAGATACCCAAATTGCGCGGGGGTCGTGCACGATGGCGCCGGCGTAGCCAAAGACGCCCAAGTCCACGCCGCCACGCGGAATGTCCTGTGCGGTGACTCGGACGGGCACGCTCGATGCCTCGTAGTAGGTCGCTGCGCGCTTGTCAGCACCAAGAATCTGCCCTGGGGCCAGCCCAAGGTTGGCGCCGAACGTCAGACCGCCGGCGCGTCCTTTCAGCCCGTCCAGCTCGATGCTGCCCTGCTGCTTCAGCCACCACGGCACCTGTGCTTCGGGCAGGTTGATAAATTCCTCCCACGCGTCGGTGCCAAACTGGATGGTGGACAGCCGCGCGCCGATCTTTGACGCCTCGATGCTGAACTGGTTCAGCGCGCCCAGCACGGTGGTGACGCCAATTACTTCGGTGGCTGCGGCAAGGATCTGCTCGCCGAACCACATTTCGGTCTGCAAACGGTAGTCAGCCGTGGCGCCACGGAACACTGATTCGATGTAGTCAGCTGCCCCAAGGTCAATGTACTTGCGCGCGACGTCCCAGCCGGCGGCAAAGTCCTGTGCGTCGGACTCGGCCGGCACAGTTTTCAGCGGGTTGCTGGGTACGTCGGTCTTGTTGCCGGCGTAGCGCGCCATCTTGGGCCGGTTGGCAAGGTCCCACTTCCAGCCATAGACCTTGGTGCCGGTCAGCTTGCCGGGGGTGCCGAACGCGTCAATCAGCGGCCGGTCATCCTGGAATGCCTGCCACAGCTCGCCGATGAACGTCGGCCGCAGGAATCCCTCGCCGGCGTCGTCAGCGGGGATGACGTCAGACAGTGCAGCAGCCAGCTGCGCGGCCGGCAGTCCGGCGCGCACGTGGTCAATGACGATCTGCGACGCCGCCGAAAGGTCCATGCCGCGCCGGCCGCCAACCTGGATGGGTGCCGCCTGCGCCTCGGCAGCCGTGGCGTGCCGGGTTGGAACCGTCGCCGGCTGCGCGCTGGGGGCCGCAGCAGCCGGCGCCGGGGTCTGTGCAGCAGCAGCAGCGGCAGCAACCTGTGCCACCGGGCTGCCGGGGGTCTGCGCGTGGGCAAGGGCCTGCTCGCGCTGCATCTCTTCTACGGTCATTACTGCCTCTTTCCGGTTGGCTGCTACGTCGTGCACCAGCGCGTTTTCAAATGCGGGGATGGTAACTAGGGAAACTTCTTTCAGCGTTGACGCGTGCA